TATAATCATTTGTTATAGTATCATCATAATTAATTATTCTATTTCTATTATTATAATTATTTATTCTATTATTGTTTCTGTTATTATAATTATCATTTCTTAAATTATCATGTCTTAAATTATCATGTCTTAAATTATCATGTCTTAAATTATCATGTCTTAAATTATCATGTCTTAAATTATCATGTCTTACATTTTCAAGTCTAGTAGTATTATTTCTATTATTATTATTAATTATACTATTATTATTTCTAAATACATAAATAATATTATTGTATTCAAAATAAATTATATATCGATTATCATAATTTTGAAATAAATTGTTATCAGAAGTAGGAATATAATTAGTGATTGTCATATACATTATAATTTAATAATACATAATAATAAAATGTCAATTTTTATTAATTCCAATATTTTTCAATTATTTGTGTAGATATTTTTTTATTAAATTTTTCTTTTATTTTTATTCGTGCCATTTTAGAATCTTTTATTTCTTTTAATTCTCTAATATATTCTATTAATTCATCTGTATACCTATGTTTACTCTGTTTGTCTTTAATTTCATAGTCTAATTTTTTACCATTTGATGTTTCAAGCCATCCATTTATTACAATTTCATCAGTATCTATTTTATCATGACAACTAGAACATAAAGTAACAATATTAGAATAATGATTCTTTTTAATATGTTTATTAATTTTATGAGTTTCGTTTTCATCAAAATCTTTTTGAGGAATTATATGATGTGATTCAAGATTTTTAGTATCTTTACAAATGTGACACTCAATCATAAAATCATCATTATAATTTGATTTTTTGATATTAATTTCTTCATATTCTTTTAAAATTTCAGTTGTTCTATTATTAAACAAAACGTCTTTCATTAAAAATTTAGCTACTTGTAAGCCATAAAAGGTTTCTCCTTGACCATCACTTAAATGACGATCATATATTAATTGGTCGTTTTCTAAATCATAAGTAATTTTTAAATGTTTTGATTTTACTCTATCTAATTTTTGAATACATTCCATTGTAGCAACTTTATGTAAATGTGTTGCAGTTATAAAAGAACTCTCTGATTTAGATAAAGTTTCTAACATATAAGCTACAATAATATTTGCAGATTTTTCTTCAGTACCTCTACAAATTTCATCACCAATTACTAATGTATTTTTATTATTTCTTTTTAATATTGAGGTTAGTTCCATCATTTCAACCATAAAAGAACTTAATCCTTTGTACATATTATCATTACCTACAATTCGTGTAAATAAAAAATTATATGGTGAAAATGTAAAGTTTTCTGAAGCAACAAAATAACCAATTTGAGCTAAAATAATATTTAATCCAATAGACTTCATTAATGTTGATTTACCAGAACTATTAATACCATATAATAAAATACCATCCATTTCATCACCTAATGAAATATTATGAGGAATATAATTAAAATCTTTATTAATAACTTCAATAATTGGATGTCTTAAACCAGTTGCTATAAAATATGACTTATCTTTTTGTTCAATAATAGGTTTAGAATACTTGTTTTTAATTGCACTAATAGCACCCGAGTTTATAAAATCTAAAAATCCAATTTCATTACTCGCCCAATTAAATAAATCATTAAATTTTTCGGTTAATTTGTTTAATTCTTCTTTAAAAGTAGTTTTGTTTAAATTTGCTAACATTTGTTTATTTATTACCATTTCATTAGAAATCTCTTTGATTTTATTACAATTAATTTTGGTATTTGAACTTTTTGGTAATTCATTAAATTCTAATTCAGAAATTTTTAAATTATAACTACCGACTGTTAATGTTGTTATTTTATTTAATTTTTCTTTTAAAATTTTACATCTTCTATTAGTAATTAACATATAATGTCCATCACGATCATTAAATTTACTAGTTATTAAAGAATTATCTGATTTTGAAAATAAACTTTTTTCTTCATTAAGTAATTCTTCTAATTTATTTTTTAATAATTCAATAAAATTAGAACCTGTTTCTATTTTAGCAACTAAATCATCAATCATAGGATAAATTCCGTTATTATAAAAAGTCTTATTATCTTCAAAATAATTACTAAAATTAGTTCCATCTAATTCTTTTATATTAAATCTTGTATTTATGTAAGATAAAAATACATTAATATTTTTGCTTAATTTTTTAAATTCATTATCGTGTAATATATGTAATTTACTTTCTTTTAAAAATAATAATAAATTATTAATTTGATAAAATGAAAGATACATTTGATTTAATTCATAAGGATGTAAATTACCAATATTAATTCTTCTATGAAGTCTTTCAATATCATAAACATCTTCTAAAAAAGTAAGAATTGAATTATAATTTTCATTGTCTAATAACTTTTCAATTGAAGAATATCTTTTTTGAATTTCTTCTGAATTAATTAAAGGTTTACATAAAGCATTATATAAAAATCGTTTTCCTAAATTTGTTTTGGTAAAATCAATAATATTTAATAATCCTTTTTCACCACTATTTCGTGAAAATACATCTAGTTGTTCTAATGCTCTATTTCCTAAATATAAAAATTTATCTCCAGCAAAATTTAGAGGCTTCTTAATATTATTTAATAAGTTATTTTGATGTAATAAACAATATTCTAATAAATTAACTAATGCTAATCTAGAATAATTATAAGGTACTAAATCAAGACTCTCGAAAACAGAAATTTGAGAATCTTGTGGAAAAATTTGTGTTAATATTCTTTCTTGATATTTAATTTTTTCTTGATTTTCAATTTTAATTTCATAAATATTATCTAATTGTAAATAACTTTGTATTTCTTCAGGAGTTAAATTAGCTATTGGTTCTTTTAATTTATTAACTAATAAAATTTCTCTTGGTGGAACAGATGATAAAAATCTCAATACTTCATCTAATGCAAATAGTTCATCATTATTTGTAGAATAAGTTTCTAAAAAATAACCATTTCCAGTTGCTAAATCATAGGAAGCAACACCTATACATAATTGGTCTTTAATTTTATTTTTTACTTTATCAATAACAAGTGAAACTAAATTATTATTTTTTGTATTATTTTTTTCAATATATGTTGCGGGTGAATAAATACCCGTTATTTCTCGTTTAGGAGTTGGTGGTTCTGTTGTTTGATCAATAAGAATAATAGTGTAATTTAAATTAATTAATTTATCAATAAATGAATGAGTAACATGAATAGGAAATCCCATCATTCTTGGATTTGAATCACCTAATTCTTTACTACCATTTTTTTTAGTACATACAACATCTAATTTTTGAGCTAAATCAATTAAATTTAATCCTTTTATATCAGTACAATATGCTTCATGAAAAGAACCAACTTGCATTAAAATTATAGTTCTATCTTTACCATAAATATTTGCATAGAAATTATGAATATCAAAATAATCTTTAACAAAGATTTCTTTGGTATATTGTTTTTGTATCATTAATTATAAATATGATATTTCCTTAAATAGAATTTATTCTTCTTATTCATTTTATACTAATTAAATTATATATAAAAATAAAAATAATTAAATATAATAATGGAAATAAATAATATTTTTTTAAAAAATAATTGTTATGATGAAGACTTAAAATATCAAACAACTTCAGATTATAGTTCTTCAGATGAAAAAAATAAAAAATTAAATAATAAAACTATAAAACTTGATAATAGTAAAAAAGAAGATAAAAAAATAATAATTAATAAAAGAAGTCTTTTTTTAATTAAATATACGCGATAATATAAAAAATATTCTAAAAATAGTAACACTACATATTATGATTTAGAATTTTTAATTTTCCCACCAATTAGTTTTAACTAATCTATTATTTTTTTTCTCCCAGTGTCTTGCTTTTTTTGTTTTAATTTGTTGTCTTTTTTCAAGAACTTCTTCAAAAGTAAGTGTTCTACGTCTTCTACGATACATATTTTTTCTAACTCTTGAAAAACGTTCGTGATTTATTTCATTTTCTATATTATTATCTAATTGCCTATTTTCAATTAAATTTTCTGGGCTAAAGGCAAGACGAGGAGGAACATCCCATTTATAACCATTCAAAATTCCAAGTTTAATTCGTTGTTTAATTTCTTCTGAATTAAAAATAAATACTTGTCTACAATAAGGACAAATAGATACATTTAAACGAACACAACAATTAGAACACAAAGAATGGCTACAAGGGAGCACTTTGTTAGATTTATTATTAAAGCAAATCGTACAATCCTCCATTAATATACTCTAGAAAAATTTTTAAAAAGTTTATTTTTATAATTTAATATTACAATGTTTATCACAAATATATTGATTCAAACCAATTAATTCAATAATAAAATGTAAGAAGAACCCTGTTGCAAAGAATGCACTATATACTCCAAAAGGTTTTTCATTATCTTTATTTTTTTTATTAATTGTTAAATTAAAAACAACTGTACCTATAATTAAAGTAATTATTCCTACAATTATTGCATTTATAAATAGAGATGAACTCATTTATATTAAATTAGATAAATATTTTTTAAAACTTATTTAAATTTTAATATTTTATCAATTTTAAATAACTAAAAAAATTGATAAAATTTATATAAAAATATATACTTTAATAATATAATGTATTTCTGTCCAAATTGTTCATATTCATTTGATATTGTAAAATCATCAAATTCTATAACTAAAGATGTAAGAACTGAAATTATAAAAATGTCAGAAGGTCTTAAATTATATGAAGAAAATAAAGATATGACTAAATATGTTGCAACATTTAGTCGAGATGATACTTCAAAAAATAAAAAATATCAAAAATTTAATGATAAACAAAAAGTTGAATTTAATCAAATTTTTGATGCTATAACATCTTCAGGAGCTGAATTTAAATGTAATAATTGTAATAATATAGAACCAATTAAAAAAACAATTCTATTGTATAATTTAAATTTGGAAGAAAAAAATACTTTTACAAGAACTTTAGAAGAAAATGAATTTTTTTGTAATGATCCAATTCTTCCAAGAACACATGATTATACTTGTAAAAATCCAAATTGTATATCTCATAAAAATATAGAAAGTAAAGAAGCTGTTTTTTATAAAGAAAAAAATACTTTTAAAGTAAATTATATTTGCACTGTTTGTTATTTTTCTTGGTAAAATAAATTAGTCAAGTAAAGATAATAAATGTTCTTTCGATAATTCTTCTAAATTCCATAATTCATATTTACCATTTGGCAAAGGTCTGCGAATTTTAAAAGGAATCATATTTAATTTAAGTTCTTCTTCGGAAATTTTATCATAAGGTAATCCTTTATAATTTTTGATTAATGGTTTAGCACCCATAGTTAATTGTTTTGTTCTTTCTCCTAAAATACGAACCATTTCATATTTAGTTAATTTAGCTAAAGATTGTCTTTCTTCTTTTTTAATATATACAATGTTTATATCTGGTTGAGCTTCAATTTCTTCATCATTATCATAATATTCATTATCATCTTCAATAACTTTTTGAATATTACATATTTTACTGTCTTCATCTTCATTAATTTCTATATCTAGTTCATTATCATCTTCATCAATAGTATCTTCTTCATTAAATTCTAGATCATCGACGTCATCTATTTTATCAGTTTCAAGTTCAAGGTCATCTATTTCATCATCATCTTTTTTTGATTTTTTTGAAATTTTTATTGGTATTGGCTTTTTAGACATTAATTATAATAAGATAAAGTTTTTAAATAATTTAATTCAATTTTTATTAAGTATAAAATTAAACAATTAATGAAATTAAACAATTAAATTCTTCAATTAATGAAATTCTTCAATTAATGAAATTAAACAATTAAATTCTTCAATTAATGAAATAAAATTAAGTTTTGTTTTTTTCATAAAATATATTCTACTTTCTACCGTTGAATTGCCAAATATTTGTTTATATGATAATAAATCATTAGTTAATTTAGATTTATTATTATTAAATTCTTTTTCTATTTCTTTTTTAAATAATGATGATACATTAAATTTATTTTTTAATACTTCTATTATTGCTATACGATATGTATTATAAATTAAATATTGATTATATTCCATAGATGTAATTTCATTTTCTTTTGTATTTTCAAATCCTGGTTCATTTTGAATTGGAAATGAACATAATAATGATTGTATAGATTGTAAAATTAATCTAATATTCATAACAGGTGACCAAGCTGGTCCAGACCAAGTTCCTAAAATAGATAAACATACTTTTCCACATTCATATAAATTTGGATTAAACCTAACATTTTTTTCAATTGTTAATAAAGTTACTTGAGGTGAATTTGTTGGATAGTTTTCTGGATATATTATTTCAAAAAAAAAGAAACCACCAAAATATGGAGTATCTTTAGGACCAATTATTAAAGCATGATGATTCATTAAATTTTTTTTGTCTATTGATAAATATATACCTTCTGGTTTATTTTTATTAAAATCATAAATATCTTGAACTATTCTCATTATAGTTTTATTACTAGTCATTAATGTTTATAAATACTATATTTTTAAAATACTTTTCATCTAGATGACAATCGTATATATTCGATGAGCTAAAAATGACATTCAAAAAAGTTGAAAAAAAGATTTAAAAAATTCTTTCTTTATTATAATTAATGTCCGAACTTAAATTAAATCCCAATAAAATAGCTAAATATGTAGCTAAAGTAAATAGTATATTAGAAGAAGGTAGAATACCGTTTGGTCAAAAAACTAAAATTACACACGTATCAATGGGTGGAAATAAAGGTAAATTTAGTTTGAACAAGGGACAATGTAAAAATTTAATTGCTGCTTTAGCTGAAGCTACAGAATATGGTCTTGAATTTCATATTGCAGAAATGCCAAAAGAATATGGACCAATTATTTTTGATATAGATTTAGAAATATTAAAACCAGATTATACATCTGGACGACTTTATGATGATAGTATGATTATAGATGTATGTGATTTTTATAAAGAAGCTATTAAAAAATACTTGGATGTAAATGAATCTGAATTAAAAGTTTGTATTTTTGAAAAAAGTAATGTAAAAGAAAAAGAATTAACCGTTCGCGATGGTTTTCATGGAATGTTTCACGAAATATGTGCTTCTTCTAAAGTTAGACATTTAATTCGTGAACATGTTGTTAAAAATGCAGAAGAATTAGAAATATTTCAAAAATTTACTAAAGATGTAAATGAAATTTTTGATAAATCTATTGTTAATACTAATGCTTGGTTAATGTATGGATGTCGTAAAAACGACGGGCTTGTATATAAAGTAACCAAAGTTCTTACTCTTACTGATGATGAAGTATTAGATCAAGGTGTCACCTGTTTAGGTGATCAAAAAAAGAAAATTAAAATGTTTTCTATTCAACAAAAAGGTTGGTGTGCTGAAAATGCTGCTCCATATTCTGAAAATTATACAGATAAAATTATTGATGAAGAATATGAAGAACTTGGATTTAGTAAAAAATCATCTGCAGAAGAAGATTTTGAAAATCTTCCAGAAATGAAAAAACAAGATATTGAAAAAGCAAAAACTTTACTTGGACTATTAAGTGATAAACGTGCTTCTAATTATAATGATTGGATGCGTGTTGGATGGGCTCTTCATAATATTGATAGAAGTTTATTAGATGAATGGATTGAATTTTCACAAAGAAATCCAGAAAAATATAAAGAAGGTGAATGTGAAGAACGTTGGACAGGTATGCATACCGAAGGTTTAACTATTCGTTCTCTTATTCACTGGGCAAAAGAAGATAATCCAGAAGAATTTAAAAAGTTTCTTGCTTCTGAATATGAAAATTTTTTAACTAAAAGTTTAGATATTAATACATATTATATTGCTAAAGCACTTCATAATAAATATAGTGATCGTTTTGTATGTGTATCAACTAGAAATAATGCTTGGTATGAATTTAGACATCATCGATGGCATTTATCTGAAAATGGTACATCTTTAATGAAATTAATTAGTGAAGATTTTAGTAATGATTTTTTAAGACTTGCTGGAGAACTCAATTTAAAAGCTATAAAATTAAGTGGTTCTGAAAAAGAAGATGCACAAAATAAAGCAAGTAGAACTCAAAAAATTTGTGATAGATTATTAAATATTACCTTTAAAAAACAAATTATGGAAGAAGCAAGATGTTTATTCTATGAAGATGATTTTGAACAAAAATTAGATGAAATTAATATACATTTAATTGGATTTGAGAATGGAGTATATGATCTTGAAAAAGAAGAATTTAGACCGGGTAAACCAGACGATTATATTTCACTTTCTACTAAAGTAGATTATATAAAATATGATCTTAAAAATAAAACTTTTAAATCTTATTTTGATAAAATTGATGGATTCTTTAGACAAATTCTTCCAAATGATAATGTTCGTAAATATTTTCTCTTATCATTATGTTCTTGCGTAAGTGGTGATGCATCTAAAGAAGAAAATTTTCGTATTTCAACTGGTGTTGGTTCCAATGGTAAATCACTTACTTTTGATTTACTTAGTCGTGCATTAGGTGAATATATTGCGGCTTGTCCAATTACAATAGTAACAAGAAAACGTAATGCTTCTAATCAAGCTTCTCCTGAATTAGCTAGATTAAAAAGTAGACGTTGTGCTATTTTCCAAGAAACTGATGAAAATGAACAAATTAATGTTGGTATTTTAAAAGAATTAACAGGTAATGACAAATTTATGGTTCGTCCTATGTATCGAGAACCTTTTGAAGTTAAATTTCAAGTAAAATGGTTCTTATGTTGCAATAAATTACCTACTGTTACAGCACAAGATGAAGGCACTTGGAGACGTCTTAAAGTTGTTGAATTTCTTTCTCGTTTTGTAGCTAATCCTAATCCTAAGAAACCAAATGAATTTTCTATTGATCCAATGCTTAAACGTGAAATTAGTCATTGGGCTCCTTATTTTGCAAGTTATTTAGTATATTTATATATTTCTGAATATAAATACTTACCAAAAGGCATTCCCGAACCTAAAGAAATTCAATTATCTACTAATTCGTATCGTAATGAAAGTGATACTATTAATAAATTTATTTCTGAATATATTGAAATTGATCTTGAAAATAAGACTATCCATGCATTTGTTAATGTATGGCAAGTATATCGTGATTGGATTCATGGTGTTTCTGATGATACAATTAAGGCTCTCAGTAGAAATGATTTTATTAAACAAGGGTTTGATGTATTTGAAAAGGCTGGTATTAATATGATTAAAGATAAGGGATGGCAAGGATTTATCTATAGATCTAAAAATGATGAACAAATAGAATCTGATGATGAAAAAGACAAAAAATCAAATTCTTTGAATTTATAAAAAAAATTGAAAAATGAATAGTTTACAGGTTGTATAATAGGAGTTATAATACATAACCAACCCATCTAATGCCAAAAACTAACAACAAACTGTCAACTAACATTACTAATATAGAACAAAGAATTATACTTGAAAGATTGGGTTACAAAAAACAGCAATCTATACAGCATAATTCTACAAATAATTATAACGGAAATAACTATATCGGTAATAGTTATTCCGGTAATAGTTATTCCGGTAATAGTTATTCCGGAAATAGCAATAATGGAAACAGTTCTGTTGAAACAAAAAGTTTGTTTGATTTTTGATAATTTATAGTTAACAAAAAAGTTAACTAAAAAAAGGATGTTTTATACATTTATCAATATCAAACCTCTTCATTGGGGAAATTTCTAACATTCCTTTCAAAAGATCTACTATAAGATCAATATCTTCAAGAACATTGTATTTTTGAAGTAATTTTTTTATTAAATTTTCACTACTAAGTGGCGATTTCATATTTAATAATTTTCCAGAACTATCAAAATATTTTTTCCAGTATTTTGTTTTCTTTAAAAATTTAATTGAAAAATCACCACAAAACGAATTTATCCACCATAAATGATATTCATCACGTGAATGTTTAGAATCTTTTTCAGGGTCAAATAATATACGTCCTGTTAATAATTCATAAAATACACAACCAGAAGCCCATATATCAACAGCATACGATGATTTACCCATTAATATAATTTCGGGTGCTCTATAATATCTAGTACCAAATTCTGATTCATAATGTTCATTTTCTTTACAATATGCTCCAAAATCTGACAATGTTACATTACAATTAGAAATGAAATTTGGATTAATTTTATATTTTTCTGATTTTTCAGGATATTCTATTTTTTCACAAATATTTTTATGTACAATTTCTCTAATTTTTTTTTTATCATCAGAATTTAAAATCTTTTTTTCTCCTGTCAAATATTGTTTTTTTAATTCTAAATATTTTTCTTTAAAATTATGTGAATTATACTGTTCTATTATTTTTTTGTCAAAATTATTTTGACCTTTTAATAATATATTATCTGTTTTAATATCCGCATGATAAACATGTAATTTTTGATGTAAAAATTTAATTGCTTGAAACAATTGCATCATCATTTTTTTAACTATTTTTACGGGAAGACCGTTTTCAAGTTCACTTTTACGAACTAAAGAATCTAAATTACCAGTTTGTAATTCAAATACACCACATGCATATTTTTTATTTTCTCTTTGTTCGATAAAATTATCTTTTAACTGATTAAATACTTGTATTTTGGGTAATTTTTTTAAAAATTTAAATTCTTCTAAACCTTTCTTATATTCGTTTGGTTCATTTACTTTTATTGCATAAAATTTATAATCTTCAACATTATATGCTAACCAAACAATAGCATCCGCACCTTTTCCAATTTCATTAATTATATTATATTTATTTAATAATTTACTTGTTAAATCTAAATTATCTGAATGATGATATACATCATCAGATGATGTAGACACATTTGAACCTTCTGATGATTTGCTACAAGATGATTCTGTATCAGAATCTTTATTTGAATGAGAATCTTTATTTGAATGAGAATCTTTATTTGAATGAGAATCTAATTCTAATTCTAAATTATTCATTATTATTATAAATAAATATCTTTATAAATGATTTATTTTCATTTTTTTTATAATATAATAATAATGAAAAGATTTAGTGATGTTAGAAAAATTAAAATTTTTGGAGATATTATTAATCGTAATGAAAATTTTTTATTACCAAATAGTTTACTAGAAGGTACTCTTATTGATGATAATATTCAATATCCTACACAATTTTTTATTAGTAATTCAAATTTAAAAGAAAATGAAAATGCAAATAATAAACAATTAATTAAATCAAATAGAACATATTCACAATTAATGGAAATACCCGATTTATCTTTACCTTTAACAGATATTTTAAATATTTATGATATTGATACATATGATGAATTAATTGATTTAATAAAAAAATTATTATTTAATAATACATCCGAATATACTATTTTTAGATTAGTAAATACATATACACGAATTTATTATGATGATTTAAAAAAAACTAATAATTCTTTAATAAAAATGTTTAAACTTATTTTTAATAATGAAGCTACTAGTCATTCAGAAATATCTAATTATAAAATTAATGATGATAAATTGTCTTCGTTTATAAATAAATGGTTTCGAAAAAATAATAAAGATAATTTTAATTTAAATATTTGCGAAGATATAAAAAATTTTCTAAGTAATAGATATGAATCTTAGTTATAGTTACCATACAAATAATCAAAATTTTTTCCCTCATCCCAATCAATTAACAGTAGCAATGGGTGAAGGTAATAATAAAAAACTTTATTCAATACCAATAAATCCACAACCTACAACTCCAATACAATATCAAGATGTAGGAGATGATCCAAATTTACAATCACAAGTTACAAAATTTTTTCATGAAAAAGTATTAAAATGGATTAATGAATATCCTGATTTTAAACATCTAAAAAAACATTTAAAATTTTTAAATGATAAAGGCGAGAAATATATTTATAATTTATTAAAACTATTTGTTAGAAAGAGTAAAGCTAATTGGTATGATTTAAGAGATCCAAAAAACTATGATAATATTAAACAATATCTTAAAAATAGAATTGGTAACATCTAATTTTTTTAAAAAAACTTATACATATCTTTATTTCAAGAATATCTAGATTATTAACTTTTACAGCTTTTATCCGTCATTATGATATATTTATTTTTTATATTACATAAAATCTTCTACAAATGTATCATAATCACGTTTTCGACTTTTTCCAGTTTCTGCACACAATCTTTTAGCAGTATCTTCCATCCAATGTAGAATATATGGACGAATCTTAACAGAGTCACGCCATTTTGGAATAAGAATTTTTTTAACAATAGTTTTAACAATATCAGACTTATAATCTTCTGGATATGGACATCCATTTTCGTAAGCATACTTGAAGCATTTAAGTTGATTCTCATTTGGTTTCTCTATAAATATCAGGTCATCCCAAAGACATTCATTTTCATTCCAAGGGCATCCATTTTCATTCCAAGGGCATCCGTTTTCATGAGCATATTTAAGACAATCAAGATGACCATTTTTTGCAGCTTCTTCACATGTATCGCCATCCCATGGACATCCGTTTTCGTGAAGATACTTAAGACATTCAAGATGACCGTATTTTGCAGCATTTTCACACGTCCATTCATTCCAAGGACATTTATTTTCATGAAGATACTTAAGACATTCAATATGACCATTTTCTGCTGCAAGTTCGTCCTCATCTCCATATGAAGAGCATCCATTTTCGTGAACATACTTGAGGCAATCAATATGATTTTCTCTTACAGCATTTTGGTATGTTT